ACCGAACCGATCATTCCGTCGATCGTGGTTGCCGTTAGAGCTCCGTTCACGTCGAACAGTGACGCCGGCGAAGCTGTACCGATTCCTATCCGGTCGTTTCCGGAGTCGAGATACAAAAGATTGGCATTTGTATCCCCCTCGAACCGGGTATCGGAATCGTCGCCGTCCTCGTTGACGGTGATCCCCGAGGCGAACGTTTCGTTATCTCCGACAGAGCACGATCCCGAAGCGGCCAAAGCACATGGCGTCGACCGCAGGGCGACAGCAAACAGGATCGCAAGCACCGCCAGGACCAGCGCCAGCGACGCCACGAATTTGTTTGATTGACTTAAGACAGCGGGCATAACGATCTTCCCCAAATCCAGCCGGCGGCGCCGGCTATAACTATTCCTGCGTAAACCACCACACCAGGGCTGCGAGCAATCCAAATGTGATACCAAGCCGGAGCAGGCTCGACAGCACTTCTTTTGCCAGCCATCCCACGATTGAAAAAAGAAACAATGTTCATATCCTCATGCCTGTTCCTGGTGGCGAATTGAAAGCCAGCTCGCTACGATCAAGATTGCCCATAGCAGCATCCACCAGGCCGGGATCCATCCATTGATCATCCCGATCGCCGGCGGGACGCCTCCGACGAACAGGGCCATCGGTGTGAAGCGGGTTTTCATAAACACGAACCAGGCCAGGATCATGCCGAGCCCACTCATGCCGATCGCGTACCCCATTTCACGCGGCCCTGAAACGACGGACGCGATCGGATCTGCGAAGTAGGTGTAAAACAGCCCGGCCGTGGTTTCCGAGATTGCCGCGGTAATATCCGCACCGAACGGACTGCCGAGAACGTCAGTCGTGGTCGTACCGAGCGATATTTCGTCGGCCGCTGATGTGAGTTGAACTGATCCGACAACGCCCGTAATCCCGGTTTGTGACCGTGAAAAGGTGTAGGTCATATCGAAGTTGTTAGGGCCGTAATCCTGAATCGTTCCGGTAGCTGTCGGGTTCGCCCAGGTGTCCTCAACAATCGAAAGGGCGTCAAATCCCCAGTGGGCGACGATTACGGAATTGTTGACCAGGCGAATGTCTCGGATGATCCCGGCGCTGAGTGAGTCGCCAGATTGGAAGTCAGGCGCCGCCGCCGGTGCTGTTATCGAGGCCAGGTCGGTATCGCACGACGCTACATTCACGCCGTTCCGGTCGATAAACAGATCATTGCCGGCCGCCGCGACAAACCGCATGGTGAATAGCTGATTTACGTTGGTCCAGCTCGAGTCCCATGTGAGCAAACATGTATCGGAGTCGACTTGCGCCACGACTTTCAACACCCCGAGATCGTTATCGAGTCTCAGCCGGTAACCGTCATTCCCGCTGGTGTTGTAGTGGCCCGCCAGGATCGCATCCTGGGGAGTGGCGTCTAACAGCTCGAGTTCAACGTCCAGGGTCAGGTTGTTCGATATATCCATAAGGACATCATCGGAAGCGTCCATATCGTCGGCACCGGTGAATAAGATTCCCTGGTTCCGCTTCTGCTCCGGCGACCCGATGTAAAACCGAACGGTTTTTGTCTGGTTGTTCGCCAGGCTCGGCAGGTGGACCCAGAACGGCGCCGTGGTACTGGTTATTTCCTGGGCGAGTACGTCGACCTCATTACTTAGCGACCCTTGTATCGGCCGAATGTCCCACGCCCGGGAGTCGAGTTGTCCGTTTGCGATCAGGCCAGATGCGTTGAACGGCACTCGATACGCTTGATTGGTGAGCGCCCCGCCACTGCTGTTCGTAATATCTATATCGACCTGGTAGCAGAAATCGGACGGCAGGGTGTCGGAAGCGTGGGCAGATCCACAGAGGGCACCGCCACCAGGCGCGATGAAAAGCACAAGGGCAGTCGCCACCAGGGCGAGCGCCGGCCACCACCGCGTTCGTGTGAATCGCCGGACGGTGCTCACGGTGTCACCCGCCCGAAGATGCCGCCCAGGAAGTTCGACGCCAGGCCCGCCATCTGAATCGTGACGTGGAAAAGGTACGGAATCGAGATCAGCATAATTCCGTACCTGATCGGCTGCGTCCAACCCTCCCATATCGGAGATTGGAGCATCATCGAGCGGGCCATGAACGCGAGCCATTGCCCCGACTGTTTGGCGAACTGCCAGGTCCCTGAAATCGGGTTAGTTGAGCCGCCGACTGTGGCCTGGTCTATCGAAACCTGTTCGGGATTCGCCACGGTATTGGCGAAGGTCTGGAAATCCGAGGTTGAGCCCGAAACGGCCGATGGCGACGATTCCAACTCAACGATAGTGGTGATCATTGCCAGCATCCCCCACAGGATGAAAAACAATGCGCTGATCTTGTAACTCATCAGGTGCCGACCTTTCGCAAAATGAACATGCCGGCGATAAACGAGAGGCCGACGGCGGCGACTGCCACAACGGATACCGAAGGCCCGCGCACGAATATTCCGATCATCGCTACCGTTACAAATCCGGCGCTCGGGATCACGTATTCACTGGTTTGCTGGAATAGCCACCAGAACACGACCCCACCGATACCGATGAAGAATATCGTTGCCATCGCACCGCCCGAGATCCCGCCCAGTAACGCACCGATATTTACGAACGCGGTTGGAAGATTGGTCAGGGCTGCATCGGTGTCGAGAGTGTCCTGCAGCGCGACCACTGATGATGGCGTCGCGTAGGCCGTTGCAATCGTTTTATCTGAAGCCGCCTGGAATCGCTCCGGAATTATCTGGTCCATGATCGAGAGAGCTTCGACCGATAGGATCCGCCCGCCGGTTGTAATCAGATTGTTCGTGACGTAACTGTTCAGTCCCAGGCTCCGATTCGCCTCGAGTGATCGCAGATCTGCCACAAGATCGGAACCGAGCTGGGTGCGCTGGGAATCTACATCTGTCGCCGCCGCGTTCCATACAACCGGAAGGCACGAACGGGATTGGACCGTGTAAAGGCTGGCCGACGATTCGACGCAGCCGTTCACGGTCGTATCGCCCCAGGTGACCGCATGGCCGGCAGAGAGGTACGCCCCGCCGATCGAGTGATTGATTCTCGGCACCCTGGTCTGCAATTCCAGCGTTCCGGTCGAACAGTCGGCGCCGCAGTTCTGGTACAGCGTCACATACGCCGCATCGGAGGGCAGAGAGGTTTCGTTTGTTGGCTCAACCGGATCCGCAATACAGCCGCCTTTGTCGACCAGCTCGGCACACCAGGCTTCGGGTGAACCGGGTGGCGGGCTGGCGGTCGTGTACGTCGGTAACTCGTAGCGGATCAGGCAATACAGATCCCCGGTTTCGATGATGTTTCGATAACAGTTGGCGTTATTCGTTGAGAGCGTGGGTGCCGGGCCGCCAACAGCCCGGACGTGTTCAGCCGGCGCGCCCGCGAGGGCGATGGCGATTAAAACAGTGACCGTCGCCAGGCCAAGGGCTATTCGTCCCGCCCACTGAGCGAGACTGCCAGAATATATGACTCTACGAAAAACCATACAGATAAAATCAGGGCGAGCCCAAAAGTACCGATGTTTAGTAAAGGGTCGCCGGTTGTGGACACATCGAAGAAAAGCCACCAGAGAAATATTGATGCGATCGCTATAAACGCCGGAAGAAACATTTTTTAAACGCGGTGATCCGGCACGGCGCTAATGTGCCGTGCCGGATTGGTGAACCAGTTGACGTTTTCGCGGGTGGTTAGCCGCGGGTCTTGAGAAACCACAACAGAAGGCCAATCGGGGCAAATCCCAGAACGAGCTGGGAAATGTCTATGGCGCTCTGGAAGTTCGAGCTCGCGCCGGAAGTTCCCCGGGCCTCTACGAGATTGGTCTCCATTATGGGGAGAGCAATCATCAGAATGACCACTGCGATTACCGCTAGGATAATGCCATTCGGTTTGTCCATATAAAGCCTCGCATTTGCTTGTTGTCATCGCCTGTACCCCACGACTAGGATCCCGGCGAATACGGCCAGAAGGCCGAATCCGAATATCGCCTGGACGTTATTGATCGATAGATCGAGTCCTGTTGATATTCCGGTTGCCGTTGCCCTGGTGGTTTGCAGGTTTTCCAAGATCGTTGGCATGGCCAGGGTGAATAACATCGCCCCGAGCACGATCACGATCAATATCAAACCTACGCGTGGATCCATGCTGAAAGCCTAAGCGACATACATATGGTGGTCGCGGCAGTGGGGGCCTCTACAGTTGGTGGAAAGCACTAAGCCCCTTATGGCCTATTTAATAACTCAGCATTGAAGGTCTGTATTGCCTGATTCATCACCTCGATTACCTGTACGGGTCAAAGATGGGTTCACAGGGATGGGGGCTGAAGAACATTCGCTGGTCACCCAGGCTGACAAGGCGCTTACACCGGCACCGAACGACCCGCTCATTAAGCTGGTGACCGGCGGCAGAACACCGCCGGAATTAGGGCCGGACCTGGCGTATGCCCTCGCTGATTCGTTCTCGGACGGAATCGAGATCGAGGGGTTCCCTCAAATAAAAGGCATGTCCTATATGGGGCACGTCGCCGTTTCTACGTCCATGACCCTCATTTCAGTGAACGGGGAATCTCGAAAAGAAAAGGTCCAGGTATTCACCGGGTTTATTGGCAACGTCCGGAGGGGTTTGCGATCGGCGTTTGGCCGCGGATCCTATGACCACGATTTTGAGGACGGTGTTAAATGATCGGCGGTATGTCTCCAATTGCGATCGGAGTGATCATCAGCGCCATAGTCGGATTCATTTATTTACAACGCGCAAAGTCGGGTGCCGGTAAAACCCCGAAGGAATTTCGCACCGAGATTCTTTTGTTCACCAGGCGTAACGAGGTTTACCGGCAAACTGTTGAAAACCGAGGCGGACTGATGTTGCCGGCTATTGGACCGTTTGGATTTGTCGAGAACCAGCTCTCAGTGATTGCGGCCCGCCAGGGTCGTATCTGGCGTAAATACCCATCAGCTGCACAAGTTGAGGCTGCCCGCCGTCGTTTCACGGTCTACGTCGTGCGCGAGAACGACCCGACGCCTCTCACATTGGGAGCCGGATTTCATGTCGGATACCAACCCTCCCAGGTCGACACTCAAACACTGAGCGATCTTGAAGATCTAAATACCCGGGCAGCGGGGGCAATAGCGCGACAGGAAGGAAGTCACAAAGATGCCTTTCAGAGTCGGATGGCGCTCGCCGCGGTATTAGCCGTAATCGGTACAGCGGTGATATGGGGCGCAATTATTGCGGTGGGGTTGTTGAAAGGAATCGACGTATTTTGACAACGAAGACAAAAACGACCGGTGCCCGGCGAAACGGGCGTAATTTAGAGGCGGTTCCAGTAATCGAAGTGCCGATAATTACGTTTGCCGACGGCACTCCGGCAAAGCTGGCACCGGACACGAATCTAATCCCCTGGCCGCAATTTATTGCGAAATCGATTCGATCAAACCCGGGAGTCGGGTTTGTAATGTTTGGACTCGCCGCTGCTTTCGGTTCGATTGCCTTCATTTACACGAACAATGTCGCACCTGATTTTTCTTTAATGGCGACAGCCTGGGCTGTGGTTGCCGGAGTGCTGGTCGGCGCCCGGATCATCGACCCGCTCACAACCCGGCTGGTTATCGTGATTCACCCGGACGCCCACGGGGAGGCCCACATCGACTACCAGATGTGGGACCGGAAGCTCGAGGCAACATGGCCCGACATTCTTAAACTCACGATGGGTAAGAAACGGGTGATGTGGCTCGACGCAATGAACGACGATGGGATCCGGCCGTTCTATCCCTGGCTGGCACCAATACCGCAGCGCCACAAAGTCGGGTCGGTCGAGGTACTACCGGTAACAGGCGGGCGGGTGTTTCAGATCAAGGCAAAAATGGCAACTACCACGCGATTGCTGAAATACCGGGCGCCGGATCCTCGAGAGAAATTCCAGCAGGGAATGATCGCCGTCGTGATCGGTGTTTGTATCCTGGCGATGATTATGGCCGGGGGCCGGGTTGAGGATATGTTTAATTGACGACCTCTGTAACGGCCCCAGCGTCAAAAACGGCGGGCGAAGTCTGGACGCCGCCGGATGCAACAAAGATCCCGGTCCGCAGCCAGTCCTATGTAATCGGCCTTTTCGGAAAAAAGGGATCCGGTAAGTCAATCGTAATGTGCTATTTCGGGCTTGACGCCATCGAACACGGCCGGCCGGTTTACTACTATCCGAGGGATTACGGCCTGGTCGGTGGGACACCGATGGAACCCGACGAGCTGGTAAGCATCCCTGAAAAGCTCGACGGCGCCACCGTCCTGATTGACGAGATCCAGGAACTTCTCTCGAAATACCGCACGAACACCCTGGCGTCGCAGAACCTTATGGCGATGTTCAGACAGGTGCGAAAGAGATCTTCGGACGTGATATTCACCTCGAACGATCACGGGAGTATTAATCACGGGGTTGTCGGGCAGACCGACATACATGGGTTTTGCACGTTCTACCAGGACCATCGGTGCGATAACCGTGAGTTCCACCTCAAATCATGTGACGACCTGGTGGTTACACAGTGGACCGACACGCAGGGCGCACACGGAACCATTCCGGACCGGAAGGATGGTCGCAAGCGATACCCGGCGATGCTGGCGAAGGTGAAGCGGTTTTACGGGTATTACAACACCGAGTCGATCGCAGATCCGGTAGATCTTTACAAAATATCCAAACGGACGATCCTCGCTTCCCAGGCCGAAGAAAAACTCGGAATGACATGGGCGGAATTCGATGACTTGCTACGGAATGAAATCGTGCCGTCCCTGGTGTTCGCTGATAACCCTGTTACAACCATCGTTCCGGGCGGGTTTGTGCGCCTGCTGATGAGGGAGCGGAAGATCAACATTGATCCAACATCGCTGGGCGTGCGCCTGTCGAACTTGGGACTTACGAGAACACGAAACAAACATAATAATATCTACGCGCTCCCGCCGGCCGACCGGATGTTGGACTGGCAGGACGGGTTATGGAACGCCTCGGATCCCGACGCGTGATCAACCGGGCAGTTGTCCTGGGTATCGTCCTGGCGATCGGAACGTTCACATCGGGCTGGATCGTCGCTGATTCCGTGCTGATGGGCTGGGCTGGATGGCTGGTCTACAAACGGCAGATATCGATTCCCTGGTGGCTGACCGTGCTGGCCGGCACGGTCACACTTTCCGCAGTCCTGGGGTCAGATCGCGGCACGACGCTCTATATGGCCGGCCATATCCTGCTATTGGGAATCGTTGGGATCCATGTGCACCGGTCGGGTGTCCGGCCAGGCGACATAGCGATCGGAATGGTTATCGGCCTTGTGGCTCAAACAGCGGGCCTATTGGCGGCCTGGTCGGTGTATCGACCCAGCGGGTTCGCGCTCAACGCCTCACAGCTCGGGCAAACCGGACTAGCCGTGTTAATGGTCACTCCCCGATTTGGAGGGTTGGCCGGCATCGCAACCGCGGCGATAACGATCGGGGTGTCCCAGTCCCGGGCGGCAGTTGCGGCCGGCGCATTGTTTACCGCGGCATCATTCCGTAGGGATCGGTGGCTTGCGTTCCTGGTGGTTGGTAGTGTGTTTTTTCTCGCAGCTGTATCCCAGGGACCAAATACACTGGCCAGGCTGGGGATCTCGACTGATACCAGCTCGGGCCTGGTCCATACCGACCAGATCGAAGGGACCATATCGACACGCCTCGATTTGATATTCACCGCCGGAGATCCAGGTCGGGCGGCGGTGGTGGCCGATGCCGCACGGAATAACGTGGACCCGCCAGAATTACGTGCCCCCAGGCTCACACCGACCGGCTACGGCCTGGGCGCGTACGTCCAGGGGACCGGATTGCAACGGCCGCACAATATCCCGGTCCTGATGGCCTTTGAAATGGGGCTGTTGACCCTGGGGCCCCTTTTGGTCCTCGCGTGGGCTGTGTGGCGACGCTATATCCCGATTCCGGTGATTGTGGGCTGGATTGGACTCTGGATGATCGTTGAGGAACCGACCGCCAGGCTCGAGGGGCATTTTCTGATCGCCGCGGTGATTATCGGTTCTCTCGCCCTTGCCCGAGAGCCCGCCAGGCGGTCAACGGCCAGGCCAGGCCGTAGAGTGCTCGGATTGCGCTGATGTTCATCGCGTTCGCCGCGAGTTCGGGGCGGTCCATAGTGAACTGCATTACCTGGGCGTCGACGTACTCCCGGAAGTGTCGCATCGTGAGCCAGCCCGCCGCATACCAGGCAACCAGGAATAGAAATATGTAAATCACGGCACTCGCTCCATAAACCCGCCCGGGTCGCTCACCAACTGCAAATAGATCATTGTTGTTTGTAGGTTCGAATGACCGAGCCAATGAGATACAACGTTGATCGGAACGCCGTTCATTAGCCAGTACCGAGCCGCTGAGTGCCGCAGGGTGTGAGTGCCGCAGGGTTTACCGTCTGGGATCGCTCCGATGGCGTAGCAGCTTTTGAGAGATTCTTTATACCATTGCCACGCCCTTTGCCTGGTCACACCTACCATTGCTTCAGTAGCGCCGATTTTCCACATTCCGAGAACTGCTGAGAGTGCGGCGTTCAGCTCGAAGTGAATCGGAACGATCCGATCTTTTTTGCCTTTACCCTGGCGAACCTTGATTTCAGGAGTTTGGGCGTTCAGGTGAACATCGGCCGGTGTTACGTGGATCGCCTCACTCACCCGGAGGCCAGCTCGCCACTGCAGCAACATGCAAAGCCGGGCGCGAGGGTTGGGCGCAAGCTGCATCAGGGAACCGACTTCATCCGGTTCTAAAAACTCAGGTAGTTTCTTGCCTTTACTTTTCGTTCCGGGCTTTTGTAAAGCTGGGGGCTGGGTTTTATACAAACCTTTACCGCCCCGCCTACGTACGACAGCGTTTGATTGGGGCAATAGTTTTACCTTTCCGAGTCTTGTGTCAAAGTATGAATTTACCGTTTTGTGTTATCCTTACAAATAGAGCCGTGAGGCTCTTTGGTGAGCGACCTGGGTTTTCTTTGCCGAGAGACCAGGTCGTTCGGTTTAAGTTCGTGCCCGCTCCCGCAGGCGATCGCAGATACGTCCACCAGGTATTCCCTGGTGTCGATGTGTTTGAACGCATCAACACCGTCCCAGGTACCCATATACATGTAACGGCCGGCGTAGTTCTCTGCGCCTGGGGTGTCAGATAGCCGGCCACTAGCGATCGCCTCATCGAACACCGTTTCGGGATCTTTAAATGTTGGTTCAGGCATGGGTTTACCGTTTCGTTAAAGACCCGGCAGCTCGAGCCAGAGGTTTCGACCTCTGCGCGGTTGGTTGTGCCAGTGATTTGTGCAGAACGGCCAATATTTATGGACCGGCGCAATTTGAGTGGTGCAGCGGGGTTCGGCGCACCTGTACCAGTACGGCGGCGCCTGGCCCTGGGCAACTGGTGCGTGTGGATCCTCGATTCGATCCGTTTCGATAATCATTCCTGTTCGTCGAACCATCAGGTGGCCAGCCCGTTCGACTCAGTGATATGTTTCAGCTCGAGAGCATGTCGTTCACACGCGTTGGTCGAGTGTTCGAGACTCCACAGCGAGATTCGAAGAACGAACACGGAATCTTTATCGCAGGATCCCGACGTGCATTTCATGCCCAAATTTTTTGGGTGATCAGCGTTCACAATGACCACGGTGATTGGTGAATTCATCCGATCGTCCGATCGGGGCGCACTACTTCCAACTCATGCCCCCCAAATTCCCAGCCGCAATTCCTGCAGTGAAGTGAGTTCCAGGTCTCGGAGATCGAATCAAGCTCGACAGCACCGGTTTTGCAATGCGGGCAGGAGTTGTAATAGGTGCGGGGTTCATAACGAACCCGTGGAGTGGGTTTACGATTGCCCAGCTCCACCTCGAATTCGTCATACAGCCTGAGAGCCCGCGGGTGGTTCTGGATTACTCGATGAACGGTTCGCCTCGAAATCCTGTGGTCCCTGGCAATTTCCTTACTGGAAACACCTTTGGTTCGCATTGCAACGATTTTCGAATTCCTCTCGAGGGCCCGGAATGTTCTTATCGTCGCCTTTGGTGCGTACTCGGCCAGGTCAAACGCCGTTTCGTTTTCCCCTGGTTCACGATAGAATTGTTCTTGTAGAGCCACGAATTAGTCCCTTTTGGTTTTGCGTAAGCGCTCACCGATCTCTTAGTTGGTGGGCGCTTTTCATTTCTGATTGATCTGCGTCGTAGTCACGCACTTGTTTGATTTTTTTTGAAACAGTCGTGAAATGAATCCCGTACTGCTCGCCGATCCGTTTCAGGGTGTAGCCCCTATCTTTGAGATTCGCCATATCTCGATTCCTGGCGTATTTAGGCAGAGGCAATCGGTAATCTCCATTTCTCAGCCTTGTTCGTTGCACCGAACCAATCATTCCG